ACTATCGCGCCGCCATCCTCAAGGCTCAAGCTGCCGTCGAGCCGCCCCCTTCCCCTCCGCAGCCCAGCCTGCAATCGCGCTTCGACGAAATGCTCATTGTCGCCCTTCAGACCAACCCCCAGGTTCAGGACTTGGTTCGGCAACTCAAAGAGGACTAGACCTATGTTGCTACACAACCCTTACACCTCGATCTCCGGCATTCTGGCGCTCGCGTCCGTGTTATGGCACGCGTGGCAGACCAAGACAGTCAACTGGGAAGACCTCCAGTCGGCGCTGGTCGGGCTCGGCCTGCTGGCCGCGAAGGACTGGAACGTCACAGGCGGCACGAAGAGCAACTGAAGGCGGCAGGCTGAAATTGCCAAGCCCAAGACTACAGAAGAGACTGCTGCTGACCTTGATGCTGGTCGGTTCTAGCGGCTGTCAGTCGACGAGCGGAGGCTGTCCCCCGCTCGTCACTTACTCGGCGGAACAACAGACCTTAGCCGCCAGAGAACTCAGATCCCTGCCGAAGGGAAGTCAGCTTGCCAAGTTTGTCACTGATTACGGGAAGCTGCGCAGCGCGTGTCGGCTTTGATGCCCGCGCGACCTTACGGTCAACCTTCTTCTGATAGGCGATAGGCTCTGCGCCGGTCTTGGATTGGATGTAATCCTCGGCAAACGTCGCCGCGAACATCTCGTAGTTCATGGCGTCAACATGGCTATCCAGATGGTTCGGCGACGCAAACGCGCGAGCATTCTTGACGCAAGCCATGATGACGGCGATCTCATAAGGGTGGAAGTCGCGGCCAAGGCGCAGGCTCGCCAGATCCGAGATCAACTGAAAGTTGTCTTCGATCCCGCCATAGTTAGCGCCGCGTTCGCTGATTACGTCGCCGGCCAGTTTTAGAAGTTCGTGCGGTGTCATTTATTTCTCTCATCAATTCGGCCCGTTCACGCAACATCCGCAACGTCGTGAAACGCTGATGCAGACGTATGATGAAGGTGGACCGCCGAGCGTTACGGCGCTCGTCCTCCAAGAGGTCCAATACCTCTCGTTCCGTCAGGCTGGTCAGCATGTCCTGAAGCTCTGGCCAGTTCACTTCAGCTCCTCCAATGCCAGCTCAGCCAATGTTCGCTTGTCGTGTAACGCCGCGAATATGCGTTCGTCAATAGTTTTGTTACAGAGGATGACGTAACACCATACGTCGCGGGTCTGCCCGCTGCGGTGCAGCCGGCCGATGGTCTGCTCATAGAGTTCGAGCGACCACGGCACCGACAGGAACACGATCTTGTTACCGCCGAACTGTAGGTTCAGCCCATGACCGGCGCTCTTGGGGTGGATCGCGAGCAGCGGTATCTTTCCTTCGTTCCAGTTCTCAACCGCGCCTTCTTCGTCTATAGTGGTCAGTTTATAGCGACGCTGTAGCTCCGCCAGCTCTTCCTTGTAGTTGTAAACGACGATGGTGTTGTCGTGCTGGTTCTCGGCGAGGATGTCGCTTAGCACCTCGAACTTGTGCGACCCGAACCAGCGCGCCTCGCCGTTCTGATCGTAGGCGAACCCCGACGCGATCTGTTGCAGCTTGTTCGTGACAGCAGCAGCAGTCGGCGCAGAGATCGTCTCGTCGATCACGAACGTCTTCTTCATCGCCTCGTAGGGCTCGCGGTCCTCAAGATCGCAGCGCATCTCGACGACATGCAGCGGCGGCAGCTTGTCCTTATATTCGCCCGGCTCCAACACATAGGTCGCAGGCTTGATGACGTTCATCACGTTTGGCAGCGCGCCGGGCAGCGGCTTCCAGTCGCCATACTCGCGATTGACGCAGTAAAAATACTGTTGCAGGAACGCTCCCTTGCTGCGCCCGAGCAGCGACTGATCGATGACCTTGCACTGCCCGAACACATCTTCGAGACCGTTCGACGTGAACGACCCGGTCAGGCCCCAGCGGATCTGGAACTGGTCGAGGATCTTCAGCAGATGCTTGAACCGTTTGCCGCTCGGGTTCTTCAGCCTCGTCAGCTCGTCGAAGACGATGCCGTCGAAGTTCTTCGGATCTATCGACGGGATGGTGTCGTAGTTTGCGACGACAATGTCTGCGTCTGACTCAAACGCCGCCTTGCGTTGCGCTGGCGTGCCGACAGCAACAGTCAGCTTTAGCTGATCGGCCCACTTCTTCACCTCGACAGGCCACACCGACAGACACACACGCTTTGGCGCTAACACAAGCCAGCGGTCGCAATGACCGCGCGCTGTCATGTCTGCCATGGCTGTGAGTGTAATCGCTGTTTTGCCTGCGCCGACTGGCGCGAGGATCATGGCGCGGTCGTGGGCGAAGAGGAAGTCTGCGGCTTCGTGTTGATACGGTCGTAGGTCCATCTGTCGACTTGCTCTTTATTCCATAGACAATCGTAGTTCTGGTTCAGCTTCTGCATGTCCTGTGCGAACAGTTTCTGCAATGCAGACAGCTTGCCGTTTTCCTGTTTCAGCTCGACAAACCACGTCTCGCCGTTTGGTAGACAGACAATCCGGTCGCTGACGCCACGGTTCGACAAGCTGTTGAATTTGTATGCTATTCCGCCGAGTGATTTGACGGACTTGACGAAATAGGCTTCGATTTCTTTCTCAGTCATAAAAATATTTGTTGCACAACTCCGCGAAGCTGTCTAGGGTTGCGGCATACGAAAGGTTCGGTAATGTCACACAGCAACATCGTCGGCGGCTCGACCGCCAAGCGACTCATCAACTGCCCCGGCTCTCGGGCGCTCGTTGACAAAATGCCCCCGAAGCCGTCCAGTGTATATGCCGAAGAGGGCACACGGCTGCATAATGCCATGCATGCCATTCTGTCGTTGGATGCCAAGGTCGAGGATTTTGACAACAACGACAAACTGAAGTTTGCGCTAGACGCATTGAATGAAATTGATCCTAACCGCGATCTTGAGTTTCAGACCGAGATCTCGGTGCATTTTGGAGGGTTCCTTGCTGGTGTCTTCGGCTCCTGCGATCTCCTTGGCCGTATTGGCAATCGTGCAATTCTACTTGATTGGAAGTTTGGTGATGGGGTGGCAGTGGATGCTGTCGAGAACGATCAGCTTCTGTTCTACACCGCTGCGGGTATGCGCACGCCGGAAGCCCGCTGGGCGTTCGAAGGCGTCACTGAAATAGAACTCATCATCGTGCAGCCGCCGCGCGTCAGCCGGTGGCTCACGACGCCCGGTCGCGTCAAGGCGTTCGAGCGCACGCTCTACGACGCTGTGCAGATGTCGTTCAAGCCTGACGCGCCGGTTAACTCCGGCGATCACTGCCGTTGGTGCCCGGCCAAGCCCGTCTGTCCTGCTGTCACGGGGCAGTTGGAGCGCGCTGTCGCGACCAAGATCAAAGGCATAGACAAGGAGAAACTGGGCAATGCTCTGGCGTTTGCGCTACTTGCGGAAGACTGGGCGAAGAGCGTTCGCGAACTTGCCCAAACGATGCTGGAAAACGGTGCGCCTGTCGAGGGGTGGAAGCTCGTCCCCAAGCGCGCCACAAGACAATGGGCAGATCCTGACAAGGCAAGAGCAGCTCTTGCAGAAATGGGACTTGCTGCCGAGGATATGATGGTGATGAAGTCGCCCGCGCAGATCGAGAAGATCACGGGCAAACTTCCCAAAGACCTGACGGTCGCCATCAGCACAGGTAACACGATAGCGATGGAGAGCGATCCCCGTCCTGCCGTGCTTACACACGGTGATGATCTGATCCGTGCTTTCTCTGACATAAGGTAAAGACAATGAGTAATCTGACGACATTTGGTAACGCTAAACTCCCGGCTGACATTGATCTTGGCGATGCACTCATGGATCTCGGCAACGAGATCGGCGTGGGCGGTAATGTCATTATCAAGATGGACAAGACTGGCCACTGGGTCTACGGCGCTGACCAGACGCTGATCGATCCTGACGGACGTTGGGCGGTCAATCCTGCGTCTTTCGTCAAGGGCTTCATTGCGTGGGGCGAAGGTGAGGTGTTGGCGGAGCAGATGTTCTCTGCCTACGACCGCAGCGCGCCGACGCGTGATGAGATCCCGGCGGCACCTGTCGGCGCGAAGCGCGGCTGGGAGCAGCAGCTCGGTCTCAGCATGAAGTGCCTGAACGGCGACGACGAAGGTATTGAAGGTCGTTTCGCGACTACGTCTGCCGGCGGCAAGCGTTCGGTTGCGGAGCTGGCGACGACGGTCGGCAAGCGCATCAAGGCGCAGATGCCGGACACCGTCGCGGTCTGCAAGCTGGGGTCGTCGACCTATCAGCACAAGACCTACGGCCGCATCTTCGTGCCGGTGTTCGAGATCCTTGAGTGGATTACGATGGACGGCGAGCCTGCTGGTGCGCCGGCTGAAGCAAGCGGCGACACGGGTCGTCGTCGTCGCGCGTAAACATTGGTTGCGGGGGTTTCGGCCCCCGCATCCTCATGGGGGCCAAGATGGAAAAGCAAAGCAAATACATTACAAAATACACTGATGTAGATAACCCCAAGTATGGCACATTCACCCGGCGCAACATCCTTCTGTCATTGCCCCGCGTGAAGTGGCTGGACCGCCAGCCTGACTACACGCCATGGCCTGAGCTGCCGACAATCGTGCAGCCCGAAGTCAAGCCTGAGCGTAAGCCGGTGGTCAATACGCGCTACACGTTCCGGCCGCACACGCGCAGCGACAATCTGACGGAGTTGCAGCAGCAGGTGTGGGATCTGCACCGTCAGGGTCTGAGCCATGTGCAGATCGGCGTTGAACTGAACAAATCGACCAATGCGGTCAGCAAGCTGATTGCGCAGGCGCGTGAGAAGCTGGGCATCGACCTGAAATGACCGACTACACGAAGATCAAGCAGCGTTGCGCGGAAGATCCTGAATACCGCGCACGTTATCTCGCCATGCGCGCACGTAACAACCAGAAAGCCAGAGACCGCGC